TTCAGTACATCATAAATACAGCCCCCCCTGTACGCACAGGCCAAGGGCCAAAGGATGTACCTGGAGGAGATGAGAAAGTCGGTCAAGGCAAAGTTGATGAAGTCTTGCTCGGAGACAGTACTGGGTAAGCAAGAGATCTATGCCTATGCCCATCCTGACTACATAGAGATCCTAGAGGGGATCAAGGTAGCTGTTGAGCAAGAGGAGAACTACCGCTGGATGATGGCTGCTGCTCAGGCTCGCGTGGAAGTATGGAAGACCCAGAAATATTCAGAACGTGCAGAAGCCAGAAATCTTTGATACACTACGCTCGTTGTAGTGACTCACAACAAATGAAAGCCGTTTACACATGCGTTTGGCCCCCTGAGAAATCGTGGGGGGAGTCACCCGAATGCAGTTGTAAACGGCTTTTTTTGTTTCACAACGACTCGGACACCATGCGGTACGTCAGTGGTGGAGTCTTAAATAACCCTGTTACACGAGCAAGCCAGAGCAGGGACGGTGGGCGAATTCCTAGAGCCGGGTGGTTGAAACAAGTCTGGGATAGTGCAGTGCGAGGACATGGCTCCAAAGATCACAGGCACAGAGCGAACTGTATTCACTTACGGTAAGGCTGTGCTTTGCTCAGACATTCACCAAAGATCACTTTATGAACAACAAACTCAATAAAGAAGAACGTATCCACCTTGCTCTGATCAAGGAATTACCTTGTTCAGTGTGTGATGCTCCCGGTCCAAGTGAGGCTCACCACATCAAACAAGGCCTTCAGTACACCTGTGTAGCTCTTTGCGTTGACTGCCACAGAGGTCCAGTACTAGGCTTACACGGCCAAAAAAGGATGTGGGCCATCAAAAAGATGGATGAGTTGGATGCCTTGAACGTCACTTTGAAGAATTTGTTCAAGATCATTTGAAATCCAAAAGCCTTTGGAATCTCAAAACTTTCAAAACCTTTGAGATCCAAAAAATTGGTTAACTTGACTTCCAAAATCCTTAGCAAAAGTTTTCTGAAAAACTGCCTCTTTTAAGGGTTTACCCTAATACCCTGAAAGTGAGCACTCACTTCACCAGAAAACTAGCAGCGCATGAGACACTGGTGACAATGCCCCTAGAAACCCCTTAAAAAGCCCATGCAAGCCACTTTTGATGCTTGCCTATACCTAGTATGCCAAAACGGTAAAAATCGCTTGTAGGCCGTTTAAATCAATGTTCAAAGAGTAAGCGCTTACTAACTTGGCAAACCCAAAAAAACCCGGAACGAATCCGGGATTCTTTGGAATTGTCAGTTAGACAAAATCAACTAACACCCAAAAATTGTCAGGTTTGACACTTCGCCATTGTTTAGGGTTATCGCAACAAGTGACTATCAAACCCAATTCATGCACCCCGGTGACTTTCCACAATGTCGCAGCATCCAGCGTAGTGATAACGCCTATTTGGCCGATTTGGTTTTCTATGTGCATGATGGAAGCCCCTTTGTTAAGCAAATGCAAGATACGCCGTTTTCACGGACAGTGAAGCGGTCATAGGTGATAGATCCCTCGTGATCTAAAAATTCGTTTTCTGTGACCCGTTTTATATCCGGCCCGTCTTCCAGGTCAAAGTCAACGATAAAAAAACGTACATCAATTTTCATGCTGCCACCAATCGAATTACTTTGTTCATCTTCTTGCCATGCGCTGGGTAAGCAATGAGAGGGATAGATTTATCCCAGCAAGCCCTACAACCTGAGCAGTTACCGCCGTGAGCATAAGCTTCGCACAATTTGACCCCTTCAGAAGCTTGGAAGGTCTCAGGATCAGGGCCGATAACAGACCCATGTAAGCCAGGGATATATTCCCCGATAACGCTATCACTTGAAAAGCGCACCATTACGTTATCCAAGCTTTGCATCTCACGCAAAACAAGGGCGAATTTAGGGAATTTATGCATCCTTGTTGGCAACCAATGATTGCACCAAGGGGTACGGCGCATAACCTCTAACATCTTTTCCGCTAAACCCAGCGAATACATATCGCCTGAATCAAACCACCGGAAATATCGGTCTGAATCTAACTCTTCCACCATGTCATCAACCCATTCCATGCGCTGCCAATCTTCACGATTAGACAATCTTGGGGCTTTGACGTTGGGGTAGTTGTAATTCCCTGTAGTTGCATAGCATCCTTTGCAAGCATCAACCAAGACACCGGGAGAGGATATAGATCCGGGACAAGTGTCCAAAGCCTGAAGAGACCATGAACGAGCATTCAATTTTGAGGTGTTAGATATTTTGATCATATTAATTCCGTGAATATATTGAAGGGGTTATTTACATCTGGTAGATATAAACAAACAAGGGAGTAAAAGCAGTGATAACAAAAATCACAGCATATGCAAGGTCAATAAAAAAGCTTTTCATTTTGAAACCTCAAAAATGTATTCAAGACAATCACAGGCCAATACATAATCTCTTGCATCATGATATTTTGTAAATTTATATTCATCAGACACAGACAGGCAATGGCCGGGCTTAACATTCAAAAGCCATTCATTTAATTGATCATGTTCATCATCATCCAAGCCTGATGCATCATCATTTATCAAAGCAGAAGCCCAAAAATCAGGCAGTGTGAATTTAATGGTTTTCATTTGGTTATCTCACTGAATAGGGGTGTGGCAGGGTGTCTGATCCTGTGGCTTTTCTTTCCCCAGCATCAGCATGTATAGCGGGTTCAATGGCATCAGTTAAATCTGTCAAATCGTCTTCTGTCAGAAGCTCCAAGACGCTAGTGCCGTCCAATGAAACATCATTCAATTGAACCTTGTAGATGCCCTCGAAATCGTGCCATGCTGATCCCTCTACCCATACATGGGCATTACGAACCTGATGTTCGAATTCGATTGTGATTGTGGGGGGATTGTGTCTGTACATGTTAAGCACCTTGATTTGTGAATTGATCGTAAGCCACCATATCGGCATGGACACGGCCAAAAAGGGCAGCAAAGGCCTCTAGCAGGGTTTCGCGGTTATTTGTGTCTGCCAGCATGTAAGCGCATCCAATGGCACATGCAAAGCTGCCATATGTTTCTTGCATGCGCTTTGCTGCTTTCCAAGCTTGATCGTGTGTCAGTGTGTTCATGATATTTCCTTGATAGTTGAACAAATGAAGGGGAAAAAAGTCTGCCCTTTCACATACATAGCAGGAAAGATTCGTGCCAGTTGCTGTAAGTCGTTGATTCCATTGACTGCTCCAAATCCCTAATAGGGTTTACCCTTGGGACTAAAGAATTCATTTGATTTTGTAGCCACAGTACAACCCGCGAACAACCAACAGCCTCATGCATTGTGATGCTCTATCTATAGGGGATTAGATAGAGTCTGTAGTAAGGGATAAGACAAGGGCTATAGAGGGAAACCATAGAGGGTAGAGGGTAGACAAGGGCAGCTATAGATCAAGCCTCATAGACCCTAAGATCAAACCATAACCAACTTTAATGCTACCGCTCTATCATTAGCATTTGCGTGCATGAGACAAGCTGTATAGATCCACAGTACTGGGCATCCATCCAGCAGGGTTTACCCTCATAGGGTTTCTACCTAGGGGTTAACGAGCATAGGGTTATCCCTGATAGGGTTAGTGCGTAAGGGTAGGGTTTACCCCCCCTTGTTAGAAAAGAGGGGGCGTCTGTGACAGGGGCGCTAAACACACATGAATTCCATAGACCCCCCTATAGGCCTAACAAACAGTCCCTACCCTTCCAAAAAATTTTTTCAGGTTTTAGGATTAGAATTTGTAGACATTAAATCAAGGAGCAGATATGGCTGGATTTCCTATGCGTAGGGCACTAGAGAAGAAGATTGAGGGTATGGGAGGGATAGAGTTTGTTGCTGCTCACATAGCGCAGGGTATGACGATAGGTAGGTTGGCTGAGTTCATTGAGTGTTCTCGGCCTATGCTCAGTTTCTGGATCAACCAAACGGAAGAGCGTAGGACTGCTGTACTGGGGGCTAGGAAGTTAAAGGCTGAGAAGTTAGCTGAAGAGGCTTTGGAGATTGCTGACCAAGTGGATGAGACAAGTAACTCGGGGGTTAATAAGGCGAGATTACAGGTGGATACGAGAAAATGGATGGCTGGTAAGCTGGACCCTGAGAATTATGGGGATACGGCCAAGACGCAGGTTAATGTGAATCTGGGTGATTTACACCTCCAAGCGTTGAAGCACTTAAAGGCTGAAGTCATTACATTGGAAAGCAATGAATAATCCGTTTATTGATTTTATTAAGCTTTACAGAAATGACCCTGTTAAGTTTGTCAAAGAGGTTCTGGGAGTAGAGCCTGATGAATGGCAACAGGATTTTCTAACTGCTGTGGCTACCGGAGAAAGGAAAATCTCCATTCGTTCTGGTCACGGTGTTGGTAAATCTACAACCGCCAGTTGGGCCATGCTTTGGTTCTTGTTAACCAGATATCCCGTTAAGGTGGTGGTTACTGCCCCCACTTCTGCCCAACTCTACGATGCTTTGTTTGCTGAACTAAAGCGATGGGTTAAAGAACTCCCTCAACCGATTCAGGATCTTCTTGATGTCAAACAAGAGCGTATTGAACTGAAGGCCAGTGCGACAGAAGCGTTTATCTCGGCAAGAACAAGTAGAGCAGAACAACCAGAAGCCCTACAAGGCGTTCACTCGGATAACGTGATGTTGGTGGCAGACGAGGCTTCCGGTGTTCCTGAGGCGGTGTTTGAGGCCGCTGCTGGTTCTATGTCCGGCCATAACGCTTTGACCATCCTACTGGGTAACCCCGTCCGGTCTTCTGGGTTCTTTTTTGACACACACAATCGCCTAAAAGACGAGTGGTGGACCAGTAGAGTCTCTTGTATTGACAGTACTCGGGTGAGTGATGAGTACGTCAATGACATGAAATCTCGCTACGGAGAGGAATCTAACGCCTTCCGCATCCGTGTTCTAGGTGAGTTCCCAAGAAGCGATGACGACACCATCATCCCTATGGAGCTACTGGATACTGCCAAACACAGAGATACCCGTGCCTATGAAGACGCTCCCATCGTTTGGGGGCTGGACGTTGCCCGTTTTGGTTCCGATTCGTCAGTTCTGTGTAAGCGTCAGTCTAACGTGGTCCATACTTTGGAGAGGTGGAGGAACTTGGACCTGATGCAATTAACGGGTGCGGTGGTTGCTCAGTACGAAGCCTGTGACCACAAGACCCGTCCAACAGAGATCCTGGTTGACAGTATCGGCTTGGGGGCTGGTGTGGTTGACCGACTGAGGGAGCTAAACCTTCCGGCTCGGGGAATCAACGTGTCCGAGAGTCCGGCTATGGGGGGGACGTATCTCAATTTGAGGGCTGAACTTTGGCATAAAGCCAAGGCTTGGCTGGAGAAAAGGGACTGCAAAATACCGAATAACGAGGATTTGATTGCTGAACTGGCGACAGTCCGGTACACATTTACCTCTAACGGCAAGATCAAAATCGAGTCCAAGGACGATATTCGCAGACGAGGACTGAAGTCTCCTGACATGGCTGATGCGTTTGTGTTGACATTTGCCTCAGACGCTGCCACCATCTCTTGGGGAAAGAGCAGTTCATGGGGTAAGCCGATCAAAAGGCTGATCCGTGGGTTGGTTTGACCCGAGGGTTGAGAACATTGAGCCACTTAATACGTGGCTCTTTTTTTGCCTTATGGTAATATTCCCGCACCTTTCTGGAGACTTCTATGAATATGGACAAAGCCGCCAAGAAAATTGGCATGGTCATGGGTGAATACAAAGAAGGCAAGCTCAAGTCTTCTTCTGGTCAAAAGGTCAAATCTCGGGATCAGGCTGTTGCCATTGCCATGTCAGAAGCCAAGATGCCTAAGCGTGGTCAGCGTACTGCAACCAACAGGAGCAAGAAATGAAACAAGGTCTGTATGCCAACATTAATGCCAAGCAAGAGCGCATTAAAGCTGGCTCCAAAGAAAAGATGCGTCCTGTTGGGAGCAAAGGCGCTCCAACCGCCAAAGACTTCAAACAAGCAGCCAAGACTGCTAAAAAGAAATGATTAAGCGTGGCTCGGAAGAGTTCTCTGGCTACAACAAACCAAAGAAGACACCAGGCCACCCAAAGAAAAGTCACGCAGTACTAGCCAAGTCTGGTGACCAAGTTAAGTTGATCCGCTTTGGACAACAAGGTGTTTCGGGTAGCCCTGATGGCTCCAAGCGAAACGAAGCCTTTAAAGCACGACACGCAGAGAATATTGCCAAGGGCAAGATGAGTGCAGCTTTCTGGGCCAACAAAGTGAAATGGTGATCTATGAAATGCCCTATTGCGACCTATGACATCAAAGCCAACTTGAAGGCTCGTAATTGGGCTATCAAGAATGTAGATTACGGCCCTGCCAATCCTGAAGACGAGAACGAGGAATACTGGCAGAACTTGGCTGACATCTGGAAAGTCTCCATTGAAGATGTCCAAGAGATGCGTTGCGGTAACTGCGCTGCTTTCATCCAAACCCCCGAAATGCTGGACTGCATCGTTAAAGGCATTGACGATGAAGAAGATGGCTACGCTGCTGACGTACAAGATGCAGCAGACCTTGGGTACTGCGAGTTGTTTGACTTCAAGTGTGCTGGTGACCGTACCTGCTCGGCTTGGCTCACTGGTGGCCCCATTACCCAAAAGATGACCAAGGGTCAGCAGAATATGCTGATGATGGCTAAAACCGAATACGACATGGAAGATGAGGAAGATTAATCATGGAAGCAATAATTGCAGCGTTGTTAAAACAATTTGAAGCTGATAATGAATCAGTTGCGAATGCTGGACAAGCGGCGATGTCTCAGCCAATGTCATCTCCTGCACCTCAAGCAACTCCTATGACTATGGGC